AAAAATGATTTTATTAGAATAAATAATGCAATCAATAATATTATTTTATGATAAACATGAAAATGGTTTCTATCCATTTCTTAGAAGAATAAATATAAAAAAAAGTTCTTTTATTACAGAAATAGTTATAATATTTAAATTAATTAATTATATTAATAATTATGCATGGCAACAAGACACAGGATCTGTTATATATGGTTTTGATGATTATAATGGATATTTAATTTTAGAAGAATTAAATAAAAATAGTACAATTATTGCAACTAATATTATTAATTGTGGTGGAAGAGTTATTTATCCAACTACAGAAAATACAACATATTTAATTATGCAGATTAATAATAAAATTAAAAAATTAAATTTAATAAAAAAAAATATTCTTTAATTTATTCTGAAGACGAATCAGAATTTAACATATCCAAGTAATCATTATTTTTAAATACTACTTTTTTATATTCTTGGTCTGAAATTGTTTCTATAATTTTAAAATCAGTATTATTATCACATTTAAAGTGTTTAAATATTGTTTTATAATTTTGTGTATATATATCACTTCGTTTTTTATACATTGATTTAAATATTGGTATTTCATCAATAATGTCAATTATAAGTGGAATAGTTTTAAAATCACCTCTCATAATACGACCATTAGCTTGAACAATACTTGCTTTAGGGGATATTAGTAATAAAGTATTAAGACTAGCAATATCCAGACCTTCTGCAGCCATTTCAAAACTAGCTAAAAGAATTTGTTTTGTTTCGGATATTTGTAAATCTGCTTTTTTCATACCACCAATATAAAATCCAACATTCTCTGGATAAATTTTATCTAACATTTCTTTTAGAATATGTAGATGTTCAATTCTACCAGATAATAATATTAATTTTCTATGAGATTCTTTATTAATAATATCTTGTACAATATCAATAATTAATGTATTTCTTTCATCTATTTCAGTTATATTTGTTATCATTTTACTAAAATTATATTTTTTAGTAAATTTATTATATAATGTTCTAAATTTAATATTATCAGTTTTAAATTTATATGTTTGAACTATGATATTTTTTTCTGTTTTATTTTCTATCTTAAAACCAATATTACCTAAATATGAATAGAATACTTTTTCCATTTTATCTGTTCTTTCAACTGTACCTGATAATCCCAACAAATATGGTCTACATAATTTATTCATAACTCTTGAAAAAACTTCAGCACCTAAATGATGACACTCATCATAAATAACTAATTTGAATCTATCCAAGTTATCATAATCACGAGAATTTAATGATTGTAGCATACCAATTACAATATCTTTATTAATATCTATTTTATTTTGTTGAATAATACCGATTGTTGCATCAGTATATTCAGATATACGTTGAATCCATTGATCTAACAAAAAAGTTTTATGAACAACGATTAATGTTTTTATTTTTAAAATAGATGCTAAATAGATAGCCAAAATTGTTTTACCATAACCTGGTGGAATGCTAATAATACAACCAGCGACAGGTTTAATAATTCCTTTAGTAAAATCTTGATAATAAATTTTTAATAGAGATTCAATACATAAAATTTGATGATATTTTAGTGATCCTTTAAATTTTATGTTAATTCTATCTTTATTTTTTATTTTAAATAGAAATTTTGGTTCTGTATCAATATTTTCAAGTGCCCAAAATGTTGGTAAAGTGTAGTATGTAGTTTTTTTATTATTAACAATTTCAGTATTTTCAGAATATATTTTAAACGAAGTTGCTTCTTTATAGTCAGTTTTTATTTCGGGTATAACATTTAATTCATTTTCAATAATATTAATCATAGCTTGAGACAAGCATTTTTTTTTAATAGTGTATCCTTTATTAGAAATTGTAGCCATAATACGATATATTATAAGTATGAATATAAATAGTTTTACAATTTTTTAACAAATATATTTAATTAAAATATAATATATATTATAATGGATATTATTCAAAAAAATATAGATAAATTGTTAACAAATTCAATATTATCAAATATATTCATAGTATTTATTGCAATTTATTGTGTGTATATATTACCAAATATTTCAAAAAATAAAATAGAAATATTAAAATTAAGTAATGTTTCAAAAATTATTGCAATTGCTTTTATTTTTTATATCGCTACTAAAAATTTAGCAATTGCATTAATAATGTTTATTTGTTTTGTAATGACAAATAATTATATTCATAAATATAATGTTGAAGATAATATAATTGCTAATATTATAGATAAAACTAGTATTTATTCTAATAGGGATTATAACAAAGTTAAATTAATTAATAAAATTATTAATAATAATCAATATGACGATAAATTATTGTTAGCAAAAAATGTTGTTAATTCATCATTAGGAGATCATGACAGATTTAATACACTTAGAACATATTTAAGATCAAATGAAAACAATGATAAAAAAACAATATTAATTAATGATTTTTTTCATACTAACTTTAAAATGGAAAATTTATTAAAAATTACAAAAAAAATATTAAAAATAATTAAAAATAATGAATATATTTACATTCCAAGAATTACAAATTTAATTATTAATTCAAAATTAGAAGATTATAAAAAAAAAGAAATTATTAAATCAATTTTATCTAATCAAATTAAAGATAAATATAAAATGTATATAATAAAAAAAATAGTCAAGTCTAAAATTAATATTGATTTTAAATTAGAAATTATAACAACTACAGTAAATATGAAAAAAATAAATAGTGATAAAATTAATAAATTATCAAAATTATTACAATTAAATACAAAAAAAAATAAACAAGAACATAAACAAGAACAAATATTACATGAAAAATTCGTTAAACCAGAAATTAAAATAGAAAAAAAAATTGATATAAGCTGTAATATTATTAATAATTATGATTATAATAAAGATTATGCTAGATATGAATAATATTCGTATATATTATAATATAATTTAACAAATTATATTATAATATTGTTTTAACAATGAATAAAGATCTACTACCTAAAGATTTTGATTGGAAAATGTACATTAAATTAAATCCAGATTTATATAAAATAGAAAAAAAAACTGAAGCTATTAATCATTATTTAAAATGTGGTATTAAAGAAAAAAGAATGTATAAAAGCATTGTACCTGATTGTTTTAATTGGAAAATGTATCTTGATTTAAATCCAGATATTGAAGATATATATACAAAAGAAGATGCTGAAATACATTATAACATAATTGGTTTTAAAGAAAATAGACCATATCAAAATTTATTACCTTTTGATTTTGATTGGCAAATTTATTTAGATTTAAATCCCGATTTATATTATATAAATACAGACGTTGAAGCAATTGCACATTATTTAAAAATTGGAGCTAAAGAAAAAAGATTGTATAAACATATATTACCAAAAGATTTTAATTGGAAGATGTACATTGATTTAAACGAAGATTTAAAACATATTACAACTAGAGAAAATGCAGAAAAACATTATTTAAAAATAGGTATTAACAAAGACAGACAATTTAAAAGACAGTTACCAAAAGATTTTAATTGGGTAATATATTTAGAAATAAATAAGGATTTATATTACATTAATAATGAAGAAAAAGCAATTATTCATTATTTACAACATGGAATCAAAGAAGGTAAAAAATATAAAAATGAGTTACCAGAAGATTTTGATTGGGAAAAATATTTAAATTTTAATGTAGATTTATCTTATTTAAAAACAAAAGAGAATGCAATAGCTCATTATCTGCAACATGGAATTAAAGAAGAAAGGATATATAAAAATATTTTACCTGAAGATTTTGATTGGGAAGTATATTTAGCTTTAAATACAGATTTATGTTATATTACTGTAAAAGAAGAAGCAATAATGCATTATTTAAAGCATGGAATTAAAGAAGAAAGAAAATATAAACAAATTCTACCATTTGATTTTGATTGGGAAATATATTTAGATTTAAATCCAGATTTAATAGATATAACTAATAAAGAAGATGCAGAAAAACATTATTTAAAATTAGGATTTAAAACTAATAGAAAATATAAAAATAACTTGCCAGAAGATTTTGATTGGGAAATATATTTAGATTTAAATCCAGATCTTGACATTAATATTAATAATAAAGATAAAGCAATTGCTAATTATTTAAAATATGGGATCAAAGAAGCAAGAAAATATAAAAGAGTGTTGCCAGTTGATTTTAATTGGGAAATATATTTAGATTTAAATTCAGATTTATTTGATATAAATAATAAAGAAGATGCAGAAAAACATTACTTAAAATATGGTATTAAAGAAGAAAGAAAATATAAAAGAGAGTTACCATTTGATTTTGATTGGGAAATATATTTAGATTTAAATCCAGATTTAATTGATATAACTAATAAAGAAGATGCAGAAAAACATTATTTAAAATATAGTATTGACAATGGTATTGGCAATGGTATTAATAATGGTATTAACAATGGTATTGATAATTGTATTAACAATGGTATTAACAATGGTATTGATAATGGTATTAACAATGGTATTGATAATGGTATTAACAATGGTATTGATAATGGTATTAACAATGGTATTGATAATAATATTAAATATAAATATGAGTTGCCAGATGAATTTGATTGGAAAATATATTTAGATTTAAATCCAGATCTTGATACAATTATTAGTAGAAAAGATGCAGAAAAACATTTTTTAACATATGGAATTAACACAAATAGAGAATATAAAAATGTATTACCACATGATTTTGATTGGAATATATATTTAAGTTGTAATCAAGATTTAATTAATATAACAAATAAAGAAAATGCAGAAAAACATTATTTAAAATATGGTATTAGAGAAGCTAGAAAATATAAAATAGAGTTACCATATGATTTTGATTGGGAAATATATCTAGAAGTAAATCCACATTTAGTTGATATAACAAATAAAGAAGATGCAGAAAAACATTATTTAAAACATGGTTATAAAAGATTATATAAGGATAGTGAAATAGATATTAGTAATATAGAAATTGTTGATTATAATAATTTTAATTGGAAATCATATATTTTTTTAAATCAAGAATTAATTAATTTTGGAATAAATGATCATGGTAGTGCATATAATCATTATGTACATGTTGGTATTAAAGAAAAAAGAAAATATTACGAAATTAATAATTTAAATTTTGATTGGAAATTATATTTGTTTTATAATAATGATTTACTCAAATTAGGATTAGATAATCAAGAAAAAGTTTATAATCATTGGAGTAATCTTGGATATAAACAAGATTGCAATTATAGAAAACAAAATATATTTATTAACAATAATATTTTATATAATTATTATGATAAATTAGAAAATTTTGTAGAAATTTATAATGTTACAAAAGACGAAATTTTAAATAACAAAAAAATAGAATTTAGATATTTTTGTTTTAAATATTTAGAATATATTAGAACGTTTAAATTACATGATATTAAAAAACAAAGTAATTATGAGGCAGTATTAATTGAATTTAGATGTTTTCACCATATTGAATTTATAATAAGAAATAATATTTTAAAATTGGGAGAAGAATGGGCTTTTACTATTATTTGTGGTAATTTAAATTATAATTTTGTAGTAGATATTGTAAAAAATATTTCAGAAAATATTAAAGTTATTAAAGTGGATTATGATAATTTATCACAATCTACATATAGTAAATTTTTAGCATCAAAGTATTTTTGGAACTTGTTTAATGGTAAAAAAATATTAATTTATCAAGAAGATTCAATATTGTTTAAATCAAATATTGATGACTTTTTAAAATGGGATTATATTGGTGCTCCTTGGCCAAATAATCAAGATGATAATTCATTAGGAGTTGGTAATGGAGGATTAAGTTTAAGAACAAAAAAATGTATGTTAGATGTTATAAAAAAAATAGATATTTCTAATACTAAATTTAATATTTCAACAATAGAATATATGAAAAAGACTGGTCAAACAGTAGGTCCTGAAGATGTTTATTTTACATTAAATATGATAAATAACAATATAGGAAAAATTCCAAATAGAGAAATAGCTTCATATTTTTCAACAGAATTAATTTATAATGAAAATTCATTAGGAGGGCATAATTTTTGGTTATCAACAGATGCATGGAAAGATTCACTATACAAACATGTATTATATTGTAATATTAATTTATTTAATATATGTGCAATTTCAACACCTTATGGATTAAAAATGGGTGGTGGTGAAAATTATATATTAAATATAGCTAAATATTTTATTAATTATAAGAATTGTATTATTTATTTATTTGTAAATGAAGATGATAATATTATTGAAAATACTATTAAAAGAATATTAAATTATAATTATACAAATTATTTTATTGTATTTGACTACTGTCAAATTAGTAAATATAAAGGTAAAGTTGATTATCATGTTGATATGAGTAATTCTAAATTTCCAAGTATACTTGGTTGTGCTAAAAACATAAATAAAAATTTTTATCATTGTCAATTTCCTTTTGATATAAATAAAAAAACAAATGATAGAAATATAATATCTTTTAAAAATATTATTGTTAATTCTGATTTTACAAGAGATAAATATAAAAATGCAACATCTGATTCAATTACAAGATATAAAAATAAAATACATATTTTATATCCAAATTGTTTTAATAATTTTGAAAAAAATAATATTATTAAGAAGACAAAAAATACATTTGTAATGATAGGAAGAATATTTGATTACAATCCAGATGCAAATAATAAAGGTTTTGA